ACGAGCCGACGCACAACGTGCTATGTCATGGTTTGCTTTGTGGGGAATGTTGCTATATCCCAGCTTGGTCGTGGCGTCAGAGCTTTTCGGGCTGACTCAAGCTGCATCTATCTTAGGTGATATGGCGGCAGTCTACTTCGTATCAGTTGCGGGTATACTTGCTGCGTTTTTTGGCGCTCAAGCGTGGTCAAATAGGAAGTAGATTATGAGTATCGTTGCATCGTTGGTTGGGCCGGTTACAGGGCTGCTAGACAAGTTCATAGAAGACAAGGATCAGAAGAATGCCTTAGCCCATGAGATAGCGACGATGAGTGAAAAACACTCGCATGAGGCGCTCAAGGGCCAGCTTGAAATCAACAAGATGGAAGCTGCACATAAGTCGTTATTTGTAGCGGGGTGGCGACCTGCTATCGGCTGGATCTGTGCATTAGGGCTGCTGTACAACACCATTGTTGCCAACATAATCAGCATCTGGGTGGCTGTACCAGAGGTAGATACAACGCTTCTTGTGCCCGTTATGATGGGTATGCTCGGGTTGGGCGCTATGCGTTCCTACGAGAAAGTTAACTCCGTCGCACGGGAAAAGTAATGGGCGAGCTAATTGAAATGATAAAGCGCCATGAGGGCGTCAAATCCAAGGTCTATAAGTGCAGCCAAGGGTACGAAACGATAGGTGTCGGCAGAAATATCTCAGAGTCTGGCCTCGGGCTATCTGACGATGAGATCGAATACTTGTTGGCGAATGACGTAGCGCGAGTAAAAAGCGAGCTTGCAGACACATACTTTTGGTTCAATGGCATCAACGAAGCGCGTCAGGATGCAATGATTGATATGTGTTTCAACCTTGGTCTGACCAGATTGCGTGGTTTTGTAAAGGCTCTTGAGGCTATGTCACGCGAACAGTTTGATATAGCTGCTGATGAATTTATGGACAGCAAATGGGCGAAACAAGTAGGCATGAGGGCTGTGAGGGTGACCGAAATGATTAGATCTGGAGAATATGCATAATGGCTAAAAGCACTCCTGGAACAGCGGGATCAAAAGGTGGCGGGAATGTTGTTCCGCCTAGACAGCCTACTAGGGGTGGTAGATTTGGCACTCTTGGTGGCCTTGGTTATGGCCCCAATCCATTAGGTTCTGCTGGCTCAACAGGAATCGTGGCAGACAGTTATGTGACAGACACTTTTGATAGATTCCCTAAGCCTGTTCCTAACACAGGATTTCCTACTAGAGGGGGTGTTTTAAGAAGTCAGGTTCCTGTCGGAAGAGGCACGGTTCCTGATAATTATGACTACGGAAGAAACATGCCTCGTAGAAACCCGTTTCCTGGTGGTTTAGGCAATAATAACGACAGGTTTGGCGGATTTCCTAGTCCACAACCCAGATATCCAATGCCCAGAAATCCTTACAGTCAACCGCCAAGTCGTTATGGCAGGATGCAAGGCCCAACAGGGTTGAGTGGTTTCTTGTCTAATCAGCCTGCGATAAGTCAAAGACAGATTGACCCTGCTACAGGGTTTCCTGTTCAGACAGGTTCTGGCAAAGGCGGATCTAAGGGGGGCGCAAAGACTGTTAGGTCGCCTGATCGAGGGCGAGAAACAAATAGGCAACCACAGCCCGATATAGGCATGGATCCATATGGGACGCAATCTTTCAAAATAGATCCTGATATTTTAGACAGAGGCACTGTAATGAACCCCGTCTATAGATCTCCAGCAGGCCAGGATGCGCCCCAAGCGCGTGAGGGCCAACTAGCAAGGTTCCCAGGATTGACTGCCCCGCCATCACCGACGTTTGGCAACAATCCACCGCCAAGCCCTGTCCGACAATACACGGGATCACCTCCCCCAATGATGGACGCAGGCCAACGTCTAAGAGCAGGAACACCAACTGGCCGAGTTTCTCAACCTATAATGGCGCGTCCCGGTGACAACCTACCGCCAAGCCCTGAAGAAATACGTCAATCACCTAGATTGAGAGCGATGCAGATGGGGCAAGCTGGTGGGAGGCCAAACATAAGACCAGCGATGAACGTCGGTAAGGCAACGGGTGGCCCTGTAGGGTTAGCTTCGTTGATTGGTCGATACTAAATGACTCTGGCGAAAGTACAGTTCGCCCCAGGCGTCAACAAAGAGGGAACCGAGTACACAGCCGATGCTGGCTGGTTTGACTCTGACAAGATCAGATTCAGGCAAGGCCGAGTAGAAAAGATTGGCGGTTGGACTAAGTACTCTGATCAAAGCTTCCTTGGTGTGTGCCGTTCGCTCCATCACTGGTCTTCGCTTGAGTCAATTAGCTATCTTGGGATTGGCACCAACCTGAAGTTTTACATAGCAGAAGGCTCTGGATACACCGATGTCACACCGATTAGGCTGACATCGGGGGCGGGTGATGCCACCTTTGCAGCAACCAACGGCTCTTCAACGATTACCGTCACTGAAAATGCACACGGTGCAGTGGTCAATGACTTCGTTACTTTCTCTGATGCAGCATCTTTGGGCGGCAATATAATTGCATCGGTCTTGAATCAGGAATATCAGATTGCTTCTGTGCCCACGACAAACACCTTTACTATCGTGGCAAAAGACACCAGCGGTGCGACTGTAACCGCTAACGCAAGCGACAGTGGTAATGGCGGCAGTTCAACGGTTGCGACGTATCAGATAAACACAGGCTTAAACACATTTGTTCAAGGCACGGGTTGGGGTGCAGGGACATGGGGTTCTGGCACTTGGGGTAGCTCTAGCAGTGTTTCTGCTGCCGGTCAGTTGCGTCTTTTTAGTCAAGACAACTTTGGTGAAGACCTGATTTTTAACATTCGAGGTGGTGGCATATTTTACTGGGACGAGTCTTCCGGTACTGGGGCGAGGGCAGTCAACGCTACAACCTTGGGCGGTGCCTCTAATGTACCAACTGTCGCATTGCAGGTTTTAGTTTCTGATATAGATCAGCATGTCATAGCCTTCGGCACAAACCCGATTGGTTCATCCAACATTGATCCGCTGTTCATACGCTTTTCAGATCAAGAAAACGCTGCCGACTGGACACCAACGGCAACGAACACTGCTGGCGGTGTGCGAATAAACTCCGGCTCCCAGATCGTTGGTGCTGTTCAAACAAGGCAAGAAATCCTTGTGTTTACAGATGTCAGCCTCCACTCAATGCGGTTTGTGGGTGCCCCGTTTACATTCCAGTTTGCAACGCTAAGCACTGACATATCCATGATTTCGCCTAACGCGGCGGTAAACGCTAGAGGTTCGGTCTACTTCATGGATTCAGGTGGTTTCTACGTCTACAACGGGTCAGTCCAGCCACTGCCGTGTAGCGTAAAAGAACATGTCTTTTCTAATCTTAACAAGGGCCAAGCGTTTAAGGTGTTTGCTGCTGAGAACAATGACTTCTCAGAGGTTATATGGTTCTACCCTGTGGGCGAAGGTGACACAGAAATCACGAACTATGTATCGTATAATTACGCAGAGAATCTGTGGGCTGTCGGCACATTGGATAGAGGCGCTTGGATGGGAACGTCAAAGAACTCAAACCCTATTGCTTCATCTGTAAACACTGGGGTGACGGATGCTAATTATCTGTATAACCAAGAAACTGGCTTTGATGATGACGGGTCTGCAATGACCGCGTTTGTTGAGTCAGGAGACCTTGAGATTGCTGAAGGTGATCGTTTTATGATGATCAGCAGAATCATTCCTGACTTTAAGTTCAGCGGAACTACCGAGGATGCGTCAATCGACTTTACGATTAAGGGCAGCAACTTCCCCTTAGAGACCCCAACAACACAAGCTACTGCGACTGTTACACCTAGCACCACGCAATCAAACATAAGGACTCGAGCTAGGCATGCTGTTGTTCGGGTTGAAAGCACAGGTTCTGGCTTTGGGTGGCGACTAGGTGATCTACGATTTGATATGAGACAGGACGGTAGACGGTAATGGCGACTAGACAGAATCCACTGCCGGTGCCTGCCCCAGAATACGATGTCGGCAACGAGTCGATTACTCGCAGAACAATTGAACAAGCTATGGATCAGATTGAAAACGATGTGATTCAAGCCAAGACTCAAGGTGACAAGACGGGATCGCTTGCTATGCGTAGGTTCCAGTTCTTGTTGATGGGTGCATCGTGACAGACGTTATCAAGGTACTTGGTCAGGCTGACGTATCAGCAACGACAACGACCACGTTGTACACGGCACCTAATCTAGTTCAGACCACAGTAAGCTCACTGGTGATATGTAACCGAGGCGGATCTGCTATCACGTTCAGGGTGAGCATTCATGTGGGCGGTGCGACAGCAGATGACAAGCAGTTTATTTTTTATGATGAAGATCTCGCGGCAACCACATCTAGGACGGTTGTGATCGGGATGTGCCTTTCTCAAGCAGATGTGGTTAAGGTTTACGCCAGTGCCGCCAATGTAAGCTTTAACCTCTTTGGAGTGGAGACCAGCTAATGAACAACCCAAACATGTTCCCAATGCAGCCTATGGCTGAGCAGATGGCCCAGCAAGGCCGATACGGCGACAGCATGATGGTTCACATGAACCCGATAGAGGTGGCTGGTATAGCCTCTCTGTCGCCCACAGGGCAACTCACAACCAACCCGATGACGGGGCAGCCGGAGGCTTTCTTGCCTTTCCTCGCTCCACTGCTGGGTAGTGTCTTTGGTGGCGCTATAACTGGTGGGTTGGCAACACTTCCGGGATTAGGTTTTCTTGGCGGTTTGTCTGCTCCTGTCGCAAGTGCTGTTGGCTCTGGTCTAGCTACTACGGCAGTAACCGGCGATATTAAAGAGGGCTTAGTCTCTGGACTCACGGGCTTCGGGATTGGTAAGGCTTTTGAAGCAGGGGCGAAAAGCCTGCAAGGACTTGAGGGTTTTGAAAAAGCAGCAACTGAGGCTGATAAGTTAGCTAATGTTTCCAAGGCACAAGAGATAGCCAAAGGCGCTTCTCCTGACGCTTTGACCGCAGCAAATAATCCTTTTGTCGCACAAGCAGAAACAGCTAGGCTGGGTGCTGATGCTGTTGCTCAACAAGCCGCAGAAATGACTCCACTTGAGGTTATAAAAGAAGGCGGTCTTGGTGCTTCCGCTAAAGGTCTGTTGAATCCAATGGCAGCAGCACCTATAGCTGTAGGCGAAGGTCAACGTGCGGCGATGGCTGCTCAAGACGAGCGTGATCGTATGTTCGGCAGAAGGGCTGCTGAGAAAGAACAAGACCTTCAGGACGCTCAAAGCATTGTTGATGCCTCTATCCGGCAAGCTGGCTCTGACTACGGCATTGATTACTCCAAGGAATACGGACGTGATTACGGAATGATGGGCGGCGGTATTACCTCTGTAAATCCCGATGACTTCCAACGCCGCCACGCAGAACTACAGATGATGGGTAGACAGCCTGTTCAGATGGACGGCGGTGGTCGAATTAGAGACATCAACCTTTCAAACGTTGGGGTTGTGGGTGGATTTGGTGCTCCAGCAGGACGGCAGGCTAGGCTTCGAGGGCCAGAGGTAATCAAGCCAGAAGAGCTTGTGGGAACTAGACCTGGATTTCAGCCTGAGATCAGTTACTTCAGGAAGCCAACAGAAGCTGAAGCAGCCTCTTCTTTAGAAAAGGTTACGGGTGTTAATACAGCGGTAACGCCTATAGATCCAGCCTTGTATCAGGGGATTGGCGCTGTTGGTAAGGGTGGCGGTATGGCTGGCGCTAGGTCTCTTCCTGCGAACGTACAAGCTGCTCAAGAAATACTTGATAGAAAGTCTGTTTCAACAAGAAAGCGCAAAGCCGCGCAAAACGTTGTGGACAAATACGAAGAAGAAGGCAAAGGCGGTCAAGAGTATTTTGATGAAGTTATGGCTCAGACTTATGGCTCTAGGTATGGCATGCAGGAAGGTGGTGACACAACTGGTCAGATGGATCAGTCGGCTGCGATGATGCTCATTGAGCAAGTATCTATGGCGCTACTTGGCAGATTGCCTGAAGAGCAAGCAGAGATTGTGATTAACCGATTCATTGATGAGTTCGGTTCTGAGGCATTCCAAATGCTTAGGTCACAGGTGCTTGAGTCTGTTGTACCTAATTCACAGAAAGAAGGTGTCATCCAAGGCGAAGGTAAGGGTATGGATGATCAGGTGCCAGGCATGATCGGTGATCAACAACCCGTAGCTGTATCTCCTGGTGAGTTCATTGTCCCTGCTGATGTCGTTTCTGGCATAGGTGATGGCGATACAAACTCTGGTGTTCAAGAGTTAGAGGGTATGATGGATCGTGTTCGCCAAGATCGAACAGGAACCATGCAACAACCTGCACCGTTGGGTGCTAAAGCCGGAGGTGCATTGCCAGCATGAGCAGTTTATTAGAGTTTGACGCAAGCAGAATAGAAGACATTTCTAGAGAGCCAAAGGTTTCTCGGAAAGACTTGCCTAGAGAGATAACTCACACCATCACAATGGTTCCTACCAACTACTTAAACAGCCTTTGGCCTGATGTCAGGGATCAGTTGGCTCGAGCGGTGAAGAGGTCTCAAGGCCGATGGAACATGGAGTTCTTGTATGCGTCGATTCTGAACGGTAACCAGCAGTTGTGGGTTGCATTTGATGAAGGTCACAACATAGATGGCGTTGGCACCACTGAGATCATTCAGTATCCAGAGAAGCGAATGGTTGTTGTGCAGTTTCTAGGCGGTGACAGATTCAACGATTGGGTCTGGGATATGCTGGAAAGATTTAAGGATTGGGGTAAAGATAACGGTTGCTCAGGTATAGAAGCTACAGCCCGAATGGGGTTCTGGAAGTGGCTTGAGCAAGATGGTTTTTCTAGGTCGTATGTGGTCTACGAAAGGAGCTTTGACGATGAGTAAAGGTGGCGGCGGCGGTGGCGTTCAAGAGAGCGTAGTAACACAAACAAATCTTCCTGAGTATGCAGAACCATTTTTTCAGGAACTGCTAGGTAGAACCGTATACGAATCAACTCGCCCTTATGAGGCGTTTCCTGGTCAGCGTATCGCTGAGTTCGATCCCTTTGAGCAGTACGGTATGCAAGGCATGGCTGAGATGGCCGCAGCGGGAAGCCCTCAACAGATCACTGACGCATCGAACATTGCCGCTAACGTGGGCTTTCAAGATGTCGGTATGGGCATGGATATCGCTGGGGGCTTTAGACCCCAGATGCAGTATTCAGGGTATCAAGCGGGTGATATTGGCAGCGGGTATCAAGCTGGTTCTTTGGGCCAAGGTTATCGTGCTGGTCAACGTGACGTTGGATATCAGGCTGGAACCTTTGATCCTGGTTATGAAGCCAGAGAGCGTCAGTCAGGTTTTGATATGGGGCCGCTAGAGGCTCGCTATCAAGCTGACCAAATGGACTTAGGCCCGGGATTTCAAGCAGGCACTATTGCTGATACCGCGACGATAGAAGACTACATGAACCCGTATCAGCAGTTGGTGACGGACATAGAAAAACGAGAAGTCCAGCGTCAGTCTGACATCCAAGGGGCAAACATATCGCAACAAGCAGCCTCATCAGGTGGTCTTGGTGGTTATCGTGAAGCAATCATGCAGTCCGAGAGAGAGCGTAATTTGGGTCAGCAGCTTGCCGACATACAAACTAGAGGCGGTCAAGCAGCATTCGATCAAGCACAACAAGCATTTGAGGCTGACCGTGCAGCGAGACTGCAAGAAGCTCAGTATGGTTTGACCGCTGCCGGTCAGACTGATGCAGCACGACAAGCTGAGGAACAGTTCCGTCAGGCTGCATTTGGTCAGACCGCTGATGTTGCTGCACAACGAGAGCAGTTCCAACAGCAGGCGTTCCAAGCAGCAGAGCAAGCAAGACAACGCGCCGCTGAGATGGGGATGACTGCACAACAGCAAGAGGATGCTGCGAGACAAGCGCAAGAGAACTTTCAGCAAACTGCATTTGGTCAAAACGAAGAGTTGCGCCTTGCACAGCAACAAGAAAACCGTGCTGTGTTTCAAGCTCAAGAGGCTGCTAGACAAGAAGCTGCAAGGCTTGGTCTTAACGCACAAGAGATTCAAGAGCGTGTTAATCAGGCTGAGAATGAAGCCCGTATGCGAGCAAGAGCAGAGAACGCCCAGCTTGCAGAAACACGCGCCCGTCTTGGTTTTGCTGGCATGGAGGCTGATCGCGCCACAAGAGGCCAACAGCTTGATGCATCAAGGCTCCTTGGTCAGTTAGGCACTGATGAGCAGCGTATGGCTTTCGAGCGGTTGCGTAACTTGCAAGCGGCTGGCGAGATCAGAAGAGGTTCTCAACAGCGTGGCCTCGATCTGGGTTACCAAGACTTCTTGCGACAACAAGCGTTCCCAAGAGAGCAGCTTGCATTCTTTAGCCAGATGCTTCAGGGACTACCTGTTACACCAGGCACATCAACAGCTACATTCGGTGGCCCAAGCGATACACAACAGTTGCTTGGTGCCGGCATCGGTGGTGTAGGTCTGTATAACGCCATGAGAGGCTGATAGTGAACATATTAGAAATCGAAGACATGGTTAAAGGCCTGCCTGATCAAGCCTTGCAGAAGGAAGCTCAGCAACCTACAGGGCAAATCCCACAGTTCTTAGTCGTATCCGAGATACAGCGGCGTGGTGATATGCGTCAACGGTTTCAGAAACGTCAAGAGAATCAGGGCACTGTAAAGGATCAGGTGATGCAGCAGGGTATCGCTGCTATGGGTGCTCCGCAGCCTGAGATGCAGGCTCTCGCTGGCGGGCCTCCTATGCCTCCTCAAGGCATGCCTCCGCAGGGTATGCAGAAGCCTATGCCTCCACAAGCCATGCCTCAAGGGATGCCTCAGCAGCCTCCTATGGGTATGTATGCTGGCGGCGTGGTTCAGATGGCTAATGGTAGGGCGACCCCGTTCGATGATGATCCAAGAATTGCAGAGCTAAAGGCTCAAGGCGTGACTGACGAGCAGATTGCCCAAGAGATTCGTAGGCTAGGACTTAATGAGGGTCTGATGTCTCAGCTTGGCGTACCAACACTGGGGACTATGGAAGCGACCATGCCGATGCCTTCTGATCCCTACAGTCAAGACGCATATGCTGAGATCTTTGCAAGACAGCAAGGGAACATCCCAGAAGGAATGGAGTTTGTTGAGCCTAGAAATGTAGATGATTTGTTAAATCCTGCCAGATCACAAATGACCCCTGCCCCAAGCCCAATGGGACAAGAAGCAATTGACGCTATGTATCAATCAGAATACGGCAAGATGCTCGCTCAACAGTCTCAGGCTAGGCGTGATGCGGAAGTAGCATCTCCTGCTGTTGGTGGTGGTCAAGATTTTGTTCCGTCTCAACGCGGAATAGGCAGTGCCCCTGAGGGGACGGCAGCCGCCTTACAGGCTCAGATCCAAGCTTTGAGTGGCAATACCCCTTCGGTCGGCGGCCCTTCAATTCCTGATCTGAGTGGGTTTGTTATGCCCGATGGAGGCCGTTCTGATCTTACCCCTGCTGCCGACTTTGCCTCGTATCGGCAGATGATTAACTCTGCGTTGGCACCACCAGAAGGTACGGGTGATCGTAGGGTAGGGAATCTGTTTGGTTCAGATCAAGTTGCGCCATCCAACGTTGATGGTTCTGCTCCAATTAGTGCTCAGCCAGCGGTTGATAACTCTGCCTTGGCAGCGCAATTAGTCGCGGAATCTCAAGCAAGACGTGGTAGAGAAGCAAGCCCTGCTGTAGGCACATTCGATGCGCCAGCGCCAGAAAATACCGCATTAATTCAAGAACTTATCGCTGGATCTGAAGCTAGGCGTAATCAAGAAGCAAGTCCTGCTGTCAGGGGCGGCTTGACTGATGCAGAATTTCAGGCCAGAAACAGAGAGGTTGTTTCGGGTTTGATTCCAGACTTCTTAAAGAACGACCCTTCCAATCCGGCGTTTGGGGCGTTAGCTCAATCAGACCCAGAAAGAGTGGCGGAATTGACATCGGCTCTAGGTGAGCCAGATCGCACATTGGGGCCAGCAGGGAGGTTCTTCCAAGATTTAGCTAGTGCAGAAATGCCTCAACCGCGACCGGAACTTCTGGCGCTGAGACAGTTGGAGCGAGGCGAATCCCCTATAACAGAAGATCTAGTTGCTTCCGTAGAAGGCTCTCCTTTAGAAGGTATCTATGATTCACCGCTAGGCCAATCTCCTCGCGTCAACATGATGGAGCTAATTGATTTAGCCAACAATCAGTCTGATGCCTCTCAAACCGATGCCAACAGAGGTGTGCTAACAGGAACTGCTGCTCAACGAGAGGTTGTTGACCTCGCTCTTGCTGATGGCACAAGTGCCGATGCATCGAGTAGATCAACTACAGTAGGCGACAAAGATGAAGACAGGACTGGCACTGGTGGCGGGAAAGCCGTTCAAGGCACTGGGTCTGCTGAAGGTAGATTGGTTGCTAGTCAAGGGAAAATGGAGTCGCTCAGTGATCTAATAAAACAAAGAGCTGCTGGAGTTTTGTCAGCAGAGATGAGTTATGCCGACAGGGTAAGAAAGCAGAGGTCACCTACACTGTCATATCAAGGTCTGTTGTCTGATTATGAGAAGCAGATGGAGTCTCAGCTTGGTGACATAAAGCGTGAGAAAGGATCTCAAGCCTTGATAGCGTTGGGTGCAGGTATCGCAAGAGGTGATTTAGGCGCTGGCTTGTCTGACGCTGGCAAGGCTGCTGCCGCTAGTAATGTTCAGAAGCGAGCACTTGAAGCAAGGCAGCAAGCAATTCAGATGGGACTCAAGAAATCAGAGATTGATGCCGCGTTCCAGAGCGAGGTGCAAAAGCAAGCAAATGAACTCGAGTCTCAAAAGATAGAGATTGCTGCGTTGAAGAGCTACGGAGCCTCTCAAGATGGCGCGGAACAGGCGGTTCTAACTTTTGCTACCGGCATTGACAAAGCACTCGCAGACATTGGTCTCAAAAGGGACTACTACAATCAGCTTAATGATCAGCAAAAAGCAACCAGCCGAAGGGCTGCTCTTGATTTTGTTACAGACTCAATGAGAGAGATGGGATTGGTAGGCAAGTCACCTGAGGTCGTTGCTGCAACGCAAGATCTTCTGCTGCGAAAGGCAGCAAACGCCCTCAACATAACTATCCCTGAGTTGGTTCAAGATAAAGGTAAAGACGAAGATCAAGTAATAGAGTTTGATGATCAAGGTAAAAGAATCTAATGATCAGAGCAAAGCTCCCTGATGGGCGAATCTTACAATTTCCTGACGGAACAGACGATGCCGTCATTCAGGGTGCTGTAAATGAGGTTCTAGGTGTTGGTCTTGAAGATCCGTTTGCTGATGAGCGCACTGCGCTGGGTCAAGCAGGCGAAACCCTCAAGGCAATACCTCGAGGCTTTGCAAACACCTTCTTATCTGCTGGCGAAGGTCTAGGTGAGCTTGCTGATGCAGCCACCAATGTGGTTGGACTTGAAAATGTCATTGATGATGGTGATGACAACGCTCTTGTTGCGGCGTCACGCGAAGGGCGCCTGCTTCTTGATGAATACATGGGTGCCGATGAGGCGTACCGAGATACCTGGCTAACCAAGTTCGGTGAAGGCGTAGGCTCTATGGCCTCGTTCTTTACCCCTGCTGGCGTTTTGAGGCTTGCTGGTCTAGCTGGTAAGCCTGTAGCTGCACTGGGCGGTATGAGCGCAGCAGAGGCCACACTAGGCGGCACACTTGCTGCTGGTGCAGGCGCAGGAGACCAAGCTCAACGCATACAGGCGGCTCGAGATGCTGGCATTGAGGTCAGCGAGAACCAAGAAGACATGTCGGTTGTCGGCGGTGGCTTTGTGGGTCTGTCTGAGCTTGCCCTTCCAGCGACGTTACTCAAGCGCCTAGACAAAGGCGCATTCGATGGTATTGCGGGCAACCCTATGGAGATGCTCAAGTCAGCACTCAGAAGCGGTTCCACTGAGGCAATACAGGAAGTCACAGCAAGCATTGCTCAGAATGCCATTGAGAAGGGCGTATATAACGAGAACCTAGAACTACTCGGTGGCAATCTTTATGACGATCTGACAATCGGCGGCGCGGTTGGTGCTGGCGCAGATTTGGTAATGAATGCCGTAGCCGGTCGGCGTAACAAGATATCCTTTGATAGCGAGCTAGGAAAGGAGCGCAAAGCTCTTGAGCAAAGAGAAAAGGACATAGCGTCAAGGGCTGAGATTTTAAGCCGAGACCTTGAGCTAGACCCCCAGTTCCAAGAGATCCTAAGGCAAGAGCGTGAAGCTGCGCCAAGCGCAGAAGAAGAACGGTCTCGCATTGTAAGAGAGCGTGTCGGCATGGTGCCGATCAATGAGCAAACGCCGATAGAAGACTCGACCTACGCTATCAAGCAGCTTATGGGCATATACTTCCCATCCGCTCAATCTTCTTTCAGTGTTCGGTCTGAGCCGTTAGGCGAGGATGGGGTCAAGCGATATCAAGTCGTTGACTCCGACGGCTATACCTACGGGGCACCCAGTGAAACCCAAGGCCGTGCAGCCGCTCTAGCTTCATCTCTGAACCGACAGATACAGGTGGATGCTGTCTACAACGGCGGTGATGCAGTCATTCAGTCATCGCCAGATGCTTACTCTGATGACCAGAAGAAGACGCTTCAGAGCTATAACTTTGCTGCCAACAGTCCAGAAGAACAAACATACACGTCCGTTGCGCTTGATAGCGCAGCAGAAACGACCCTTGACCGTGGGTTCTATGAGGGCGAGAAGCTTAATGACGTGATCCGTGATGTTCGTGCAGGCGTCCGTCAAGAGGCGCGAATGACAGCGTCTCAGAAGCTTAACGCTAAGCGAATGGATCAGGGCAAGGCTCCAACAAACAACTTCACCTTAACTGAAGTTAAGGATGTTCTAGGCGACAAGCTGGTCAACCTGACAGACACTCGAGTCAACGGCCTGCCTGAAACGGAGACGTATCGGGTAGAAGATCGGCGCAAGAAGAAAGCGACAGTGCCTAACTATGTTGTGGTTAGTAGTGCTGG